CATCGTCATCAAATAAACCCATAATTTCGTCAAACATTTCTTTAGTGATGGTCTCAGGATAATATTTTTGTTTAATTAATTGTAAATAAATGTTGATAATATTACTGTTTGGTTTAGACTTTATTAAAATATTATCAACATTTATTTCAATATACTGATCATCAGTATATATATTTAATACTGTAAAATAACTGTGAGAAATATAATCTCCTAAACCATCAACATAAGAGTCTTTATTTATTTTATATGGATTATATAATTTATTATCTTCTCTAATTTCCGCGATTATTTCTAAACCATTAAGGGTCATTATATAATAAATATTATTTAAATTAATATTTAAATTTATGATTAATTCTTCTATTTCTTTTTCTGTAAGTGTTATATCATCATCTATCATTTAAATATTTATACTTACTATTTTATATTTAAATTTTTCTATTATATAGAGTTTAACCCGTTCAAAAAAATGTCTTAACAGATAATTTCTTTTTCCAGATAATTCCAATTCATCAATCAAATCATATACTGTCACACTATTAGTTTTACCATCCAGTCTAAGTGATCTGCCAATCGATTGAAGAACTTTTACCATTGATTTTGAATTTGTCGCGAATATGAGATATTGAAGATTTTTAATTGATATGCCAGTTGAAAAAGTGCCAAATGTTGCAATTATAACAACATTTGTATTATTTTCAGTATATTTTCTAACAAGTTCTCTCGCTTCCGCATCGGAATTTCCAGTGATCGTGATGACTGTTTTATCGGTCACAGCTTCTATTTCCTCTTTAATAAGTCTAACATGTTCTTTTTTATTATGAAAATCTGTGAGAATTAAACAATTGGACTTATCTTTCATATTGGAAACAATTTTACCAATAAATCGATTTCTTTTTTTACAATGTACTATAAAATCAATTTCGCCTTGATACTTGTTTTTTGTGGTACTTATATGTTTTTTAAAATCTTTTTTATCCTTATCTGAATATTTTAATAAAAGACACTTTATATTTAAATCTGAAACTATACCCTTGTCCATTAGGGTTCGTGTTGTAACAAATTGAATTATGGGACCAAATAATCCCTCTATTACTGCTCTGTGGCATTTTGTTTCTTTGATTGTTCCCGATAATCCATAACGATAGTCAGCATTTACACATTTTTCCATTATTCCTTTTAAAGAATTGGCATCGCCTTGATGAGCCTCATCTATAATGACTGCCCCAAATTGTGAGAAATATGGCTTTTTCTTTCTAAATATTGCTTGCCATGTACTAATATATATTCTTTGATGTGATTCGTCTGGAGAACCTTCACATATTTTATGAATATTATCGGCTATATTCCATTCAGGATCATATTCTATAAAATCATTATAAAGTTGATTGACAAGACCGATTGTCGGTACTGTTATAAGAATTTTTTCGGTTGTATTTTGAAGAAGCCAACGTATAATAATATAAGCGATTAATGATTTACCAGAGGATGTGGGCGAAACAACAGTTGCTCGTTTTTTAGATAGGCAGTATTTAATAGTCCTATCTTGAAAATCGTATGGTATAAGAGTAAGTTTTAGTGATTTGAAAAAATCATTTAAATCGAGTGATTGTCCTTTGATATCATTCTTGAGAGAATCTTCTAAAATAAATTTATAATTATTATTTTTACAAAAGAGTAGAATATATTTTAATAAACCTTTATATAACCTACCAGTTTGCCAGCATAATAATCTTAATTTTCCATCCCAAAGTTTTTCTTTGTATGCGGGAACAAACTCTTTTCCAGGAACATCAAAAGTAAAATATTCCGAAATATGTTTTAAAATACTTCTATCACCGCTTAATTGTACATAAACTTCGTCAAAATCATAAATATATAAAGTATTTTGGTTTTCCGTATAGTATTTATTATCCGCCATTCTCGAAACGATGAAAATCAATAGCCGCTTTAATTGCAAATCCTCTGCGCTTTATCTCGTCCATGATTGCATGAAGAAGTTCAACCACAGATTCTTGTGCTAATATTTTTTTATTAAAATCGTTCACATCAATATCATTTTCAATATATTTGGCAAGGCCAGCTTCTGTTTTGACTTTAATATTAAACGGCTTTTCGCGATACATCTCCGCGGGAGCAGTACCGGAATAATATTCCCTTTTTTCCTGTATTAAGTTATTCTTTTTATTTATTAATCTTTTCAACACAAGATTTTCATCTGTATACATTTTAATATATTTGACAAACAGATTCGCAGATTTTATAGCCTCATGACCTAAATCATGTTTATCTATTGGTAAATCTGTTTGTATTAGTTCATAGAGTTGTTCTATTTTATTCATAATCTGGTTTTATATCATAATTACTAAATTCAAAAGTAACATCAACTGTCATTGGATTTCCTGAAGTATCTGTTACGTCTAGAGCGAGGGGTGAAATTGTCGTAGGAAAACAATTTTTAAATGCTAGTTCTATATTATTATAATTTGAATTATTTGTCAAAGGAATAATTCGTATATCAGATAAATTATTTTTCATAATCAACTCTTTATGAAATTCTTCCATCCATGATTTCAATTCTCTATAGCCTTTAAGTTGCTCGTCTAATAGGAAAATTATTGTCAACATTTCATAATTTATTTTATCACCCGGAACAGGATAATCATACATAGTATTCGTGCCCCTTCTAACCGCACCCACTGAAATAGAAGGTAATGTAATAATTTGTGCAAAAAAATTCATCGTAGGAAAACGATCTATAACAACTTTAAACTTATTTTGAGAATAAAGATTAGATCGTTTATCTACTGAATTTGGTTGTGGTATAGTATAATCATCTGCCATAAAGTTATTTATATATTATCTATACAAACGCTTCCCTGGGGCCAGTGTGATTTCCAAGTCTTGTTATAATTCCGTGACCTTCCACTAAAAACTTTCTAATATCTCTATTGACAATCGTAAAAGTTTCAATTCCCAATGATTCGGCATCAATATATTCTCTAGAATCGTTTTCAAATGTGCAGCCAGAGCGTTCCAGTTTAATATGAAATACATTGTCTGCACCAAAAGCTTCGATTATAGGCACAGCTTCGCATGTAAATCCCGAATCTGATATTAAAATATTAGCTGAATATTCTATCGATTTGATTCTGTTTAACATATTTTTACCAAATACATCTTTGCCATGTATTTTTTTAAAATAATTTTCGGATAAATCAATGATCGCTTCTCTATATGACATACCGAAAAACAAATCTGATTTCTTGTCTTTTAATTTTTCATCAGCTTCAATTTTATTTTGTTGTTCTTGTGTAATACCATAAAGATGTGCAACAGCCTCCTTGATGGGAGTAGCAAATTTCATAATACCCCAATTACTTTTATTGGTTGCCGCAACATGTCTTGCTATGGTATCTTTGCCACAACTGGGCGGCCCATTAATTAAAAATATTTTATGTTCAATTTCTGATTTATTTTTAGTCATTTTATATATCGCTCCTGTTCCATTCCTTCACTCTGCCAAATCGTGGTACGCCATCTGGTGTATAATCGAAAAATACCACTGTTGTGAGTGTTTTTCGATATTGATCTTTTTCTTTTAATAATTTTTTATTAAATTCCTGTGTTCCTGCTATACCCGCGGAAAATTGTTTACCTTTTATATCTTCGAGAATAGCTATTTTAGCAACACCAGCATAGTTTCCTTGACCTTCCAAAATATCGATCAATATAAACTCTTCTGATTTATCCTCTTTACGTTTTACCAATCCTTTAGATCGTTTTTGTTCATATTTGGATTTCGGATCACGAATCATTTGACCTTCGTAACCGTCATTCAAGTAATTAGTATAACACAAATCAAGGTCTTTGTCAACTCTACATGTCCGTGTTTCCACAACTCGAAGAATGTTTGTATCTGTATTCATCAAAGCATAGTTTAACGCAATAAATCTTTTACCAAATGTTAATTCTGATTTTGAAGGAAAATCGTAAATATGATATTGAATATGTTTTGCAGCTTCGGCAATATCTTCTTCGGTTGGTTTTGTTTTACGTGTAAGTGAAATAATTTTATTAAAATCAT